AAGCTCGTAGAGCTCTTCTGCGACTGGTGGGTCTACTGGATCTTCTACTGCCTCCTCTGCTTCCTCACCTTCTACCTTTGGAGTTTCCTCCGTAGGATCTTCTTCCTTCACTTCGGGTGTGTCCTCGCTTGGTGCGTCCAATGGAACATTTCCATTTTCCTCACTGGGAGCCACATCTATTGGTTCTGGGATCATAATGATTACGACTGCCATTTTATAAACTTGGTCCGAAGACTGCTTACAAACCGCTTGGTCAAATTATTTTGTAAATAGTTTAGTGACTTCACGGTCAAACTTCTATTGGATGGGTGGTCCTGGTAGTTGTCCTGCTTCTCTTTGCGGAGCTCCATCTACCTGATCAGGAGTAAGTGCTCCTGGCTTAAATGGTAGTGGCATCTCGTCGCTCTTTAGTCCAACTGCCTCCATTGGGTTCTGTTGATATAGAACTGCATTCTTTGCAAGCTCCTTAGCATTGTCATACTTAGCAATCTCAAGGTAATCAGATGGAGCAATGAATCCCTCTCTTACATCGTTCTGAGCTTGTTCATATTTGAACTCATCATCGACTGGTAGAGTCTTTCCTGCGATGACCGTTACTTCTGATCCAGTCTCGAAGTCGTCTTGAATGATCTCAATAACTTCTCGTGCTCCTTCCTTCCCCATCCATTTCGCATAGTGATACTCAGTGTATCGAGTCTTAGCTAGTTGCATTCCCCATGAGAACATCTCAAGTGATACGTAATCCACAACTTGCACCAGCTCGTTCAGTCGTAGGAATGACTGTTGGATCAAAGCCAATCGTCCTGCCTTAGTCTCTTGACCCTCTCTCTCACCTCTGAAGGCTGAAGTTGCTGCCATGATGTTATCTATCTCTGATCTTGAATCAAGCATGTCATCAAAGACCATTGATGGTAGAGCTTGTCCTGTCTCTCGTTGTACTCCATTGACAACTCCCTTACCCCAAATGATTCCTTTAGTCTCCCAACGAATTCTTTGTGCATCATCTTTGCCCATAACTTCTGCATCGACTTTGACAATTCCGTTAGCTAGTTCACAGTTCTCGTCTATGTCCATCTTTCTTTTGTCGATACTTCTCTGAAGTTCAGCAGACAGCGTGATCATGTCTGTTCTTCCGACTGGACTGTTTTCGTTATTAAAAATTGTGGCGAAGATGTAGGGCTTTCTTGGACTATCGAAGTAGTTGAAGTAATAAGATTTGTACTGTTCCTCTGACATCTCCTCTTCGCCTGTCTCAGGATTAACTTGTGGCGACATTGCTGCCTTACGCTCGTCTTGCTCTAGTTTGATATCTTGGATCTTCCTTCTTCTCTCCTCAGTAGTTAGTCCTGCTGGCTCTTCGCCCTCCTTTGTTTCTCCTCCCTCCTCTCCAGTCTCGTCAAGTTCCTTCTCCTCCTCTTCAGTAACAAGAATTCCATCCCAATCCCAGTAAGGGTTTTTGATACAATCGAGAATGATGTTCCCGTACTTAAAGATGACTGAGTCTTGGATCCATGCCTCTTGATATTTAATCTCTGGGTTCTTTACGTAAAGAGTTTTGTCATCGGCGATGCCATGCTTCTTCATCAACTCCTCTTTCTTTGCAGGAAATCTCTCAATCACTGACGCCAGATTATCTTCGATCTCCTCAATAGCAAACTCTGAGTCTTGTTCTTTTCTTGCATACCTTCCAAAGCGAACCTTTCGTGGGTCGATGGCTCTGTAGTCAAAATCATTTATGACTGGGTTCCAGAATGCCTTGATGACAAGCAGTCTTGCAAAGTAAAGGTTACGAAGTCCCATTCGCATTATTTCTTTTGTATTCAAATCGTTAAACTTCTTTCTATAGAAGCTCTCAAGCTTCCTTGCGAAGTCTTGTGCCTCCTCCCCATCTCTGGCTGGAAGGATGTTTATTCCTGGAGGGTTTGCTATTAAAGAGTTGATGACTGCCTCCATGTTTACAAAAACTCTATTGGCTTGCGTAGTCTTTCCCTTCCTCTTCTGAGGAATACTACTTATCCACTTCGCCTTGTTTTCATATATTGCCGTGTTCGTTTTATAGACCTGATCGACTGTTTCCCATACCTCAGAGGATGACTTCCACCTTGTGTTGACAAGCTGGATCTTTTGGATTTCTGAGAGTGCTTTGATGTCGATTTTCATAGGATATAAAAAATGGCGATGACTCAAAAGAGTCTTCGCCTTGTGTTAAGGGTTATTGAAGATTACGTTGATATTATACCACCTTACTAGTCGTTGTGTCTAGAGGAGAAAAGAATGTCGGATCGATTGATGGTCTTTATCTCTCCCTTCTTGTCGAAGTGCATCGTGACACTTCCATTGCGAACGTCGAAGACATCATGCTCCAAGAGTACGCGAAATGTCGCGTAGTACTGCTGGAATAAGAGAAATTTCTCTGCCTCCTCGTCTGCTATGTATATTGGTATTTTATTCATTATTGAGTCTAAATTGCTCAGTTACGTCGTAAACATTATCTGCACTTATAACACTAGGCCTATTTGATGTCAACGGCTCAGCAAAGAACTCTCCTGAGCCCAATGTTAGTTTTGCAAGGTAGGCATAGAGAGTTGCGAAGACGTAATGGTCTTCACCTGTCGTTGATTCCCATACGTATCTCTCGATACCCCTGTTGTTTGTGACCTTTGCCCTTCGTAGTGTTTCATAATGCTTGATGAATAAATGAAACTCCTTGTCTGGCTTCACTCCAATTAAGAACCTCGCCTCAATGATCTCTGTTAGCATCTGATCGATGATTCTGTCTCTGTGAGAATATACAATTGTCTTCTTATCATCTTTGCCCCACCAAACAATTGTCTGAGGATTGTTATTGTTCTCCTGGAAGAATGACATCCTCAGCCACGTATACTTCGCCGTATAGGCTTTGGCAGCCGTGTTGTCTGGCATTGCATCAATTACTCCGGCTGTCGGCTTCCAGGTCCTAATAAGATCATCGAGCTCTTTCCAGTCTCCAAACCTTCCAACTTTTAATATCCCATGATCAGACATCACGACATAGTGCTTGATGTTACCGACATCGACTCCAAGGAATATATTTGGAGTTGTTAGGTCTCTTGGTGTCCAGATATCTAGGATGGTCTGCTTTGTCACAGATAGGTCTCCAGGACTGTAGGCCTTACCAAGAACGAAGTTGTTGAAGTATTCTGGATCTCCTTCACTATCATCAATAACCTCTTCGGCTGTTATCCAGGCACACATTAAGTGAGAGATGTGATAACCATTGATGCCTCTTGGATTGTCTACTGGATGGTATGTCTTTGATGGCTGTTGAGGGATCCACTCTCCCTTCCTCCTCACATCATCTTCGATTGGCTCCTTGCACTCCTTGCAAATATAAATCTTTTTCTCTAGGTCGAGAGAGGCTGGGAATGTCATCTCGTGTCGATCCTTACAATGAGGACAAGTGATGTACCACTCATTCTGATTTGATTTGATGAATGCTAGATCGAGCTCATCTCTCTCCACTCCTGGATTACTAAACAACCAACGTCCCTTGTACTCTGACGCCTTTGTTCTTGACTTGTATGTCTCAATAGCAATTTGATTTGATCTTGAGATCTCATCATGAATCAATAGATCGGCTGTTGTTGAGATGGCTGCTGTTTCGGAGTTTGTTCCTTTGAAGAAGATAAACCTATCATTGAACTCCTTACGCTCGATCGTATCGGTTTGCATACCAGCAAACTCATGATTGTTCGCTTGGACAATCTTATTGAATTTTGAAGATACAAATTCACTAACATCTTTATCTGAGGACATCGTATAGATGATGTTGAAGTGAAGGTACTTGATAGCAAACAATGACTTGATTGAGAAGGTAACACTCTTACCAACCTGAGCGCAGGCCGTGATTGCAAGATTGGGAGCGAAGTCTGTTAGTATGTCTAACAGAAAGGCTCTGTCCTTGTAGTCAAAAGGATCTCCTTTCTCATTAACGATTCCTCCTTCAACTATCCATTGGAGAATCGAGTAGTATTGTTTGGGCTGCTTGGGCATTGGTTATCTTTCTTTTATAGAGTTTATAATCCTGTCCTTCACATCTTTAGCAGTATGACCGTCAAATTCTTCTGCCTTGTCATAAGCTACGCACCTAAATAAATCCCAATCTTTCAGTTCATAGTGATTACTTATCTGCCCCGTTGAGAGTGTAGCCATTACAATAAACCAACCTCCACCAAAACAATCTTCTCCATCAGAATGCTTCTTACTCTTATGAACACGGTACTTGTCTTGCATATACCACTCATTAAATACTAGGGCATTGTATATCTTTCTAAATTCGTACAACTCCTTAAAGGTATGATAACCATCTGAGGTATCTTCTGTAATCTCCACTATCTCATCATCTCTTCTTTGTAGTTCTGAGTTTATGAACCTAATTATTTCACCAGGTGTGGCATATACATCGTGAGCCTTACAGCGAACACTATTTCTGTCTCCTTCCTTAAACTCTTTATCAAACCTATCTTTCATTGTTTCTTTACTCATGGTTATTTCTCGTTAGGTTCTTTCCAATAAAGTGCATCAGCCCGATATCTGAATACATCCCATGCCTGCTTAAATCTTTCAACATATGACCAATAAGGAACTGGTCTAGCCCACATGTGCCCTTCACAAGCTATCCCTTTTTGTGAGTCTAATACTCTTTTAGGTGTATAAGCTCCCCATCCTCTTGGTTTTGTGTAGTGTCCTTTCATATTATTTGTCATTAGTTATTAGCTCTTTAAATTCTTCTCCTTCTTGGCCACTATCGCTGTCTCTGTTCCTACTAGCGATGATGCAATAGCTGTTGCACTCTCAAGAGCCAGACGAGTTACCTTGAATGGATCGATGATGCCTGCTTCGAACATGTCGACCTTCTTCTTATTCTTGAAGTCATAACCCTCCGTTGAGGTATTGAACTG